CATCTATGTTAGTGGTTTGATCTGCAAATTGTTGTGGAGTCTCAGGAAAACCAATGCCTTTTAACCAATTATGCATTGCCATATAGTTTTCCATATTTTCATCAACGAGAAATCTTATGGTTAAATCTCCATAAGTTAACTTTTCACCAGGTATATCAATATCTTTTAGATATGATGGTTGAACAGCAGTTCCAAGTGATATCTCTGGTATTCTAGCAGAATTTGAAAAAAAATCAACCTTTGGATATTTTGCCAAAGTAAATTTAAATCCAACAGGTGCGAGGAAATTGCGGTTTTGTATTTGGTTAGCAAATGGGTCAGCCATTACTCACCTCCACCACCACCGTTTCCACCACCGTTTCCACCGCCGTTTCCACCGCCGTTGCCTCCACCATTACCACCATTACCATTTCCACCATTCCCATTACCATTACCATTTCCATTACCATTTCCATTTTTACTATCGTCACCACCGTCAGAACGATTATCAGGTGCTAAACGTCCACCATATCCGATACGATATCCTGTTGGAATTTTCTTACATTTTTTATCTGTGAAGCAATAATATTTACCCTTGGGACATTTTTTTGCCACTGGGTCTGTAGACTCCATAAAGTCTTTGAAATTTTTCATTCTTCTATAATTAAATTAAACCACTCTTCACTCATACCCTTAATTATATCATCAGCTGATTCCTGATCTGGTGCATATCCTTCACGGATTAAATGCTCAGAAACCTTCTTATAATTTTGATGAGCCTTTTGAGTTTCTCTTGGACTTGGTTTCATCGTACTTGTAGTTTTATATGTATTTAGACAAAAAAAGAGACCCATAAGGGTCTCTGAAAAATATGTAATATATGAATTACATTAGGTTAGCAACTTTAACTCTTCTGTAGTATACGTTGCTGTTACGTGAAAGAACACCAGGTGTGGTGAGTGTTGCTCCCTTAGCAAATGGGTTTGCAACGATTCCGTAACGAGTCTTGAATCCAATCTTTGGCTGGAAGTTGTCTTGACCAACACTTCTTACCATCTGTAATGGAACATATGGGCAGTAGAATATACCTGCGTCATAAGGTGAAGTACCTTTATAACCTGCAACGTAGTACTGAGTAGCAGCAACGTTTGCAGCATATGGGTCGATGTAGACTCTGAACTTACCTGCAAGAACACCAGCAAATGTATTGCCTGTGTCATCTACATTTAAGTTTGCATTTAACGCTGGTGTGTAATCTAGTACACCTGCCATTGTTAATGCTGAAGCAACGTCTGCGGAACATAGGATCATGTTACCCTTTCCACGACGAGTTCTTTGTGCGATTGCGTTAGCATCTCTTTCGATCTGGAAGATCAAACCTTTGAACTTCTCAACAGACCATCTTCCGTTTGAGTCAACGTCTAAATCAAATGTACCAGCAGTTGCTGTATTAACTTCAGCACCAGGTTTTGCTACGTTGTAGATTGTTCTGATGACTTCTCTGTTGATCTCAGCAAGAATTTCAGTTGATAGAATGTTTGCTAACTCAGCCTCTGCGTTCAATCCGTGGATTGCCTTAAGGTCTTGAGCTAATTCTAAACTGTACTGTGCTTTTAGAGCTCTTGACTTCGCAGTCACAGTAACTTTCTCGATTGAGAAAGCCATCTCGTTGAAAGTCTTACTTGAATCTCCGAGATCTTCTGCGTCGTCTGTACGCATACCTTGACCAACATCATATGCAACTTGTTTTGCATCTGTTGAAGGGTTAAGAGCGCCTGGGTTAGTACCTGACTGAGCAGTTGTACCTAAACCAGTTGTAACAGATGTAAATCCATCTGTATATGTATTCTCTTGGTTCTGTCCAGAGAATGCTGAATCTGGTTCGTTGAAGAATGCCTCTGTTCCAAGCATGTTGTTAGCATTTGTGCCATCAACAAATCTGGATCTCATTGCGAAAATAAGTCCTGTTGGAGCATTCATTGGTTGAACACCAGCAAGGTCATATGCCACCAAGTTAGGCATAGATCTTCTAATCAATGAGATTAGAACTGGGTCAAAACCTGCAACAGGGCCTGTTGCAGTTGCACCACCAGAGAAACCAGCACTTGAACCAGTGTTAGTATTTACTGTTGGAGCTTCTGAGAGGAATGATCTTTCCTCATTTAAAAATCTTTCTTGGTTCTCAAGCAAGACAGCAGTTACCGCTTTACGATGATTGTCCTTGATTTCATCAATTCCATCATGCTCTAGAAGGGGCTTCCACTTCTCTTGCAATTGTTCTGCGTTGCCAAACATTTGCGTTTTTACCTAATAAGTTTACGTTTGATTAATTAACAAGTTGAGATTCACTTTTTAGTGGCATGGGATAGTGCCTGGATGTATGCCGCCATACTACCAGAAACTTCTGGTGATGCAGCGCTTTCGTTTAACACTTCCGAGTCACTTCTTTTTGGAGCAGTCTTGAAGTATGACTCTTTTAGAGTCTCAAGCTTTTCCTTATAAGATTCTTCACTTTCAAACTCAACACCTTCGGCAAGTGAAGCGAGCTTTTCCTTCTGAGTACTTGATAAGCCTTCAGAAACATCGGAAAGGATGTTACCACCTGTTGCCTCGGAGAGACTCTTAGTGATAGTTATATTCTTCTCGATCTGCTCGTTGAGTTTAGATTCCATTTCGTCAAGTTTGTCTACCATACTCTCAACGACATCATATTTATCTTCAGGGATTGATACATAATGTTCTTCAAAAAGACCTCGCATTCCTTCAAGGAATGATTCAGTCATCTCGGTTTTAATTCCACGCTCTACTTGTAGTGCGTTTTCTTGTAACCACTCATCTGCAACGTACTCTAAGTAAGAGTCAACACGTTCGATGAGTTCGTCTTTCATGCCTTCGACCTCTTCTACGAGCTTTGCTTCGTAGTGAGCTTCCATGGCTTCTCTAAGTTCGGTAACTTTGGACTTTAGAGCAGCCTCGAAAATTGTCTTAGCTTTCTCTCTAAACTCTTCGGAAAGTTCCTGACCACCGAGAAGTGCATTAACATCGTCATCGATGTCCACTTCGTCAGTGATTTCTGGGAGTTCAGTTACTTCTTCTTCAGTAACTTCTTCCTCAGCGACTACTTCCTCTTCTGCAATTTCGTCCTCTGCAATAACCTCTTCCTCTTCGGTTTCGACTTCTTCCATTTTTTGTGATTTAGCCATAACACCTTTTACTGATTTGAGATTTGCTGCATAAGAACCTTCACCAGCTGGATCCTTTAATTTATTAGAATCGTCATCTGGTCTGTTGTTTTCTGGAGTTGGGCCACCGAGGTCTTCATAGCTCACGCCTGCCATGGTTTGCATGGGCTCAGCGGGTGCTGCACCTTTGGTTACGGCGTTCTCCATTTCTTGTAAATTTTTCCCACGGGACATTTGAACTCTCCGAATTACCTTTGTATAATCTGTTTTTATTTATATATTTAAAGATTTGCTAAGAAATCTTCAAAGACGCTTAATTTCTTTTCGTCTAATTTGTTCTGATCAACTAGAGTGTTAATCTGTTTGTATGTTTTAGTTGCAAGTCTCTCACGGAGTATGCCACCATCCCATACCCAATCCTTTCCTTCCATGATGCCATCTACGAAAGCATCTGGAGCAGAGGGATCTGCAACGATATCAGCAGCAGTAGCAAGAGTAAAATCTTCTCCTACCACACTGTATCCTTCGTTAGTTTTATTTAAAGACCCTACTCCTCTTGATGAAACACCAAGTTTGACACCCTCACCTAATAAATTAGATGCGATCTTACCCATTGGAGTGCTAAGAATCTTTGCTTTTCCTATAAAATTGTTTCCATCTTCTCTAAGAGATACAATTTTATGGGATACTCTGTCAAGATTGACAGTCGGGCCATCTGGATGACCTAGTTCTCCAAGAGCTCTACCTTTCTCAACAAAGTTTTCGTTATATCTTCCAACTTCACGAGCAAGAGTTTGCATTGGATACATTCTACCATTACGATTTTTTATTTCACCTTGAAGGAATACACCTTCAATAAACAAGTTCTTCTTACCGTTGCGATTCTCAACAATAACTTCAACCTGTTCTATTTCTTCTGTAATGAGTTTCATTATTGTGCTCCTGATATTTGAACTTGTTGTGCAAATAATTGACCATTTGTTGTATGGTCAGTCACCGCTGAAACAGTTAATTGTCTTCTTGCCTCTGCAGCAGTTACAACTGCGTTATCAGAGTTAAGAACTCGACTATCATGATCAATTGTTAATTCTGCACCAAATTGTGCATATCCAATCGTTCTAGCTTCTTGTACTGAAACAATTTTTGCTGTCGTATTGAATCCAGTTACACCTGTGACACCAGATATTACAATCACATCATTAACTTTGAATGGATTACCCATTCCCTCTGGGAGTGTAATGACTGTTGCAGCTCCCTTTGTAATTCCAGCGAC